GAGTTATCCTGACCAAGAACTTCTTCTCCAATTTGAACATCCTCAATATTCTTATCTGTTCCATCTGCCATTTTAACCTTAGTTCCAGCAACGAAACAAATATTGACTGGATTACGTGTCCATCCACCGCCAAATATAGCAGGTCTTGGAGGAGCAGGTAAAGGTAAAACTGTTGTTGTTACTCTAGTTTGCGTAGATGTTCCTGTAGTTAATCTCGGAACTCTTGCATTTATTGTTCTTTCTTGCTCAACCACGTCCAAAGAAATACTTGTGTACTCTCCAGCAGCATATGTAGAAACTACATCTAACTCAGTTGCTGGATCAGAAATGTCTTGCAATACAAATCTCTTAGTTCCTTGACGGAATTTTAAATTGTCGTCATTTGGAACTCTAAACAATCCATAAACTGTACCAGTACTATCAGTTACAAGGTTAGCACCCTCAACACCAGTAGCAACAAAACTTGAGTTTGTTGGTGTACAATAACTGAATACCTTTTCAGTATCGAAATATGGATATACACGTGTTCCTGGTCTCATTCCAATACCAGTAAATCTAATTACTTTAGACCGCATAAACTCTCGAACAGAAACACTGTTTACTGAGTTGCCCAAAGAAATTTCTTCAGTAATAGAACCAAGTGTTGTCGTGGTTATAGTTCTATCTTGAGTTGTTGTTATAACTCTACCGTTTCTTCTGCTGCTGGTTGTTCTCCAGTTTCCGAATTCAACTCTAGATGGATTAATTCCTTGGAATCTTAATGTGTCAAGTATTCCTTCATAAAATCCATCAAAGTCTACCTGAAGTTCTGGTAAAGTTGTTGTATCGTTTACATTATCCATAGGAGGGTCAAGATTTACCTGCCCTTCCCAATTGAATAACAACTCTTGTACTATAACTCTCTTTTTAGATGCATATGGTTGCTTATGTAATTCTCTGTGAGTATAACTCAATGTTACCATATCACCAGTTTTTTGATAATTTGTGGAGTCAAGTCCAGCAGTATCAACTATTGTGGTGTTCATTGGAACATAGTTTTGTCGATAAGAAGGTCTTAATACCCCATCGTCCTTATCAATAGCAACTCTCAAGTAAGGATTTTTAGTGTCAGCAAACTTTAAGTTTACAAAATTATCTACAAAGAATCCATTCTTAAATCGATCAGTTGCAGTAGCATCATTGAAAACTTGTTTGTTTAAAGTCAAGTTCTCTAATAGATTCAAAGATGAATAGTATTCCAAACTCTTAACACGACTATCAACAGCACGCAAATCTGCCATTGTATAACGTCTGTTATTATCCAACGCCATTTTGACCTGATAGTCAGTTCTATTATGATACTCTGCATATGCAGGAGACAATGAAGGATAAGGTGGTATCTCTAAAGTTGCCAAAGACATAGAAGGAACAGGCGCATCAGGAGTTTTAGGTGATAAGTCTGGATTCCCTTTAATTGCGCTCATAGATCCAACAGCATTGATCACAATTCTATCTTTTCTTGGCAAGTAGTACTGAATGTCTGCTTGGAAGTTTTCGTTTGGTGTTGGCATATGTGCGCCATCACTGTCAATATTATATGCACTTGAAGCAGTTGGATTCGTAATACTTGGAGTTTGTGTTGCCACTGCATTAGCAGAAGGTGTAACTGTGTTAGACTTAATTGGACGGAAGTCCACAGAGTCTCTCAAGTCTCTTGTTATTCCACTTGTAGGTGAAGTGAACAAAGGAATTTCCTGCGTTGTAATAGCAGAGGTATTTGCTGTGTCAGTATCATCAACAGGGTATGAATCAACTGTTAAGAATCCGATACCAGCAGAACGATCACGTCCAAAGTAATTGAATTTAACAAGCAACCCAGCATTAGTGGTGTTTAGTGTACTGGTTGCCTTTTTCTTCAAGTAAGAAGTATCGTAGAAACCATCCTTCATACCGCTGTCTAGTTCAAAGTGCGTAGTCACATCAGTATCTGAAGATGTTACGCCAGTGTTTGAACCTTTGTAAACAGCAACAATCTTAAACGCATCTGATACACCGAGTGGCCAAGGACCATCGTTGCTAGCACTATGAGAACCAGTATTAATGTGAACGAACTTATTCTTGTTAACTGTTTTAGATGCAGGAACTGCTGAACTTCGTAGTCTGTTAAAGTAAACAGAGGCAGAGAATGTTGAAGCAAGGTTTGCCTGCTGTAGATTAATCGTATGTGTACTAGAAGTAGAAGTTATCGTTCCGTTTCCTGACAGGTCAAAGATATAACCGATCGGGAATGTTGTTGCATGAGCAGAAGCACCAGCAACAGTTTGTGTGTTAGCAGTCTTAAGTGTTGTGTTGTCAGTGACTTCAGTAATACGCATTGGATCATTAGAACCAATCTTAATGAAGTCTCCAACCTGATACGTTGTTGTGAATGCAGTTCCAGAACCTGTTACAGTATTTCCAGACTGAGTGACTGTACCAGTATGTGCTGCAGTAGAAACTGTTTCACGTGCAACTACAAGTATGTTTCTTTCCTCAGCGTTCGTCAACGGTGAACCAGTTTCGTTCATCGTTTCTGTACCACCAGCGTGAGCAGTGTTAGCAGTTACAGTAGCAGTTCCATTTGTAGCAAAGTTAACAGTCTTTTCTGTACGGAATACAAACTGAGTATCATTTGTTCCTGTAGAATCTGCATATTGTTTAATTGCCTTTAATCCTGTTGGGAAAACAAGAGAGTTAAGTCCTGCCTCTTGAATCTTAGCAGTTCCGTTTGTCTCAAGAACAATATCTGCCATCGACTTAGGACCAGTTGTATTATTAACATAAAGTCCTCGAACATCAGCAAAAGACTTGCCGCTGTTCATACTTACGTCGAAAAGATATATTCTAAACTGTGCGTTGTAAGTTCCTGGAGTTCCAGAATCCCACTGCATACCACGAACACGTGCTGTACCGATTTCAGTACCACTTACTGCCTGAGCACCTAAGTTCTCACCAGAAATACCGTGCTGTCTAGTGTCACGCAAAGAAACTGTACGCAATCCTTGAAAATCCCAAGTGCCGACAACTTCTTTTACGTTTACATAATGACCGAACTGCTGACCAACAACTATTGCATTTTGAGTGTCATAGTCTGTTGCTTTGTCTAGTTCTACAGTTTCAGTAGCAGTTGTTTGTATTTTTTCACCATTAACATATGCAGTTCCTGGCTCTATTTCTGCTAAGAGTTTGTTTGCATCACCGCCTTCAGCAGAAGTCAATCTTCCAAAAGAATTAGTTTTATTTAAATGTTCTCTAATTCTAATATTGAATGGAGTAACTGAAAAGTTTCCGCTTGCGTCATAAACTCTTTCTGCAACAAATTTTCCAATAGTAGAAAGATTTCTATCTAGAGGTTTTTGTATTACAACGCCATTTCTAAGTTCTGCTACACGGAAGAAAGAAGTGGTGTTAGCAAACCCATAAGATTTTGATGTTAACGTTCCTACTAATTTAAGTCTATTTGCTCCAGGAGCAGTGTAGTTTGTTGAACCAGAAGAATTATCTAACAAAGATTGATCAGCATTAGAATCAACTATCGATTCAGTTGTCGTAAATCCGATGTAAGCATTTGGAGTGACTGAATACTTACCAACAATCAAACTTTGCTCTGGGAATTTGATAAAGTTTTCTTTGTGATATAAGAGTCCATCACTAATGTTAATTTTTAAAGCATCTCCAGTTGCCCCAGTGACAATCGTGTTTGCTGCAACTTTAAATCCATTATTTGAAGAGTGTCGGAATATAAGAGTCTCATTGTTCGCAAATGCTCTTACAGTGTTATTGGAACCAGAGTTAGTATATGCAACGTGTACAGTAAAATAATCAGGTGCTGCTGCCTCTGAACCTGCTGTTGCAGAAATCAACTTAGCAGTCATTCCTGTTGTTGCACCAGTAATAGTTACATTAGCAACAGCAGAACCAGTGTAAAAATCGCCAATTACCAATGATCTATTATTAGCATCTTTATCTCTCAGTTTTACAAATCCAAGAACGCCAGTTCTAATACCACCACCTTTAACTATTGTCCCATCGATGAAAACTTCGTTGCCTAATCTACCAATTTGTTTTTGTAGAATAGTTTGCAGTTGAGTAAGTTCACGTGCCTGGACAGCATATCCTGGTCGGAACAATACTCGATGGAAGTTTTTATCTTCATCGAAATCGTCGAAGTATGGACTTTGATTAAGATTTGTTTCAATGTCTGACATTTGCTATACCTTTAAAAATCTAAAATGATTTTAATATCTTCAATTTGGTCTGGATCTCTAAGTACTGGTTGAACATTTTCAACATATAATATTTCTCCAGAATAAGTATTTGCCTCTGGTCCCTGTATATCAAGAACCGAACCTATTTCTGTTTCACTTGTGCTCTTTAAAATTACATCGTTTGTTACAAAAGCAGGATAGTTAGCATAACTTTCTACGTTATTTATGTACACTGAATAGATCGATGTATCAGACTCATCTTCAGCGTCACGAATATAAGTTACGGTTGCATTCGCTGCTCTTAATGCATTTACCAACGCATTGTTTTCTCTTTCAACGGAACCAAGTTCAGTAACAAACTCCATAGTTCCGTTCTTTGATCTATCTAAAACACGTTTGTTTGTAATAACATTATTTACTGCTAATGGATTGATCGGTGTGTCGCCATCCATCTGATCGTATGAGAACTTCAACTTAGTTGACGTTCTTAAATAAAGTGGTGCGTTAGAGGTATTTGCAACGACCTCAGTCGCTATCACAGCGTTATTAGAGTTGACCTTTAACATAGGATCCTTAAAAACACTGACAATTCTAAATTCAGTATTTGAAGGAGTATATCCTGCTCCGCTTAAAGATGTGCCCATGTTATTATCCAACTGGACATTAATCATAATTTTATCTGCAGCAAGTTCTCTAATCGGATCGCTTCCGTGTCCACCGATCGCTGACATAATAACATTAGCAGTGGCACCTGATCCATGAACGCTGTTAGAAGTAATTAGTCCAATCGCTGTTGTATATTTGCTTCCACGATCAACCATCGTAATACCAGAAATAGAACCGATTGTAGTGTTGACAGTACAATATCCCTTTGCTCCAGCACCGTCACCAATAATAGTAAGTGTTGGTGAAACAACTACGGTTGAATCTGTATTACAAACAGTTGAGAATGCTGTGTTAACTGTTAAAACTCTAGTTGATCCATCATAGTCAATAATTCTTCTTAATTGTCCAGCACCTGTTCCGTCTGAAATGTAAACTGATGAACCATTATAATAATTGTCAATAGCAGAAGCACCTGTTGCTGATGCAGCTGACAGTCTCAACGTGAACTTTCCACCAGCAGTGACTGCGCCATTAGCGATGTATGGATAACCTGAACCAGTGGTAACAGTTTCTACAACTTCAATAGCACCATTTACAGCAGCGTTGTACACTGCAACCTGACGATCTTGCTCTGTTGTACCATCACTGCTTGTGAGGTTTTTAACAGGCATATATGAAGTTGTCAAAAACTTATTAGCGTCACCCAAATTAATGGTGAACATATACTTCCACTTATAACCGTCGGAAGTGTCAAATGCTAATGTAGAAAACCCTGTTGGTTTAATTGTAGATTTGCGTCCTTGGTTATTATACAGACAAATGTAAACATTATTCTCGTCTGTTAACACATACCAAGCACGATCATACATATCTTCGTCAGTGTCACGATACATTGAATACGTTGTACCAGAAACCCAGTTATGCCGAGTTGTCACATGACTCATGTCTTGTGCTCTAACTCGTTTAGCACCAAACATATTTCGGTACGTTTGATATCGAAGATACTGTTCGTTATCTTCAGGAACTGAAGGATTTGGTTCGTTTGGCCATTCTTCAGTTCTACCAACACCAACATAAAGTATATTAGACTTCTTTACATTTCTTCCGTCTTCATCTGATGCTTCTCCTGCCACCATCGCAGCTTTATGAAGAAATGCTTTAGCATTGTTGATAGATAATTCTTTGGTTGCGTATCTGTACGTTGCCATTAGCTTACCTGATAATAAATGTTTGCGCTACTGCTTGTGCTAGTGTAGTAAATATTTGCCGAAGCAACACTGGTATTAGACCAAGCAACAGTCGTATTTGCAGATGTAGTGTTCGATACTTTATTTAGTCGTAAAGTGTAGAAGGATCTTGGTGAATATTCAACAATAATCTCACCGCTGTTAGCATAATTTCCAGTCAATGACGTTCCAGTTCCAGTAATTGTAGAACTGTTTTGAGTCAAAGAAATCGTACCATTTGCCTTGAGTCGTTTCTTACTATCAACAGCAGTAGCAAGGTCAATATATGCGTTGGATTGTAGAGTAAATTTA